TCGGCCGCCATACGAGGCGACGGACGAGCTTCGCGCCAAGGTGCGGACGTGGGCCGCTGTCGGCACGACACAGGAAGTGATCGCCGCAGAGCTTGGCATCTGCATCGACACCCTCGCCAAATACTATCGGGACGAACTCGACGAGGCGTCCGCTCGCGGCGTGGCGAACATCGCCAGCAACCTGTACGCGAAGGCCATGTCGGGCGATGTGACATCCATGATCTTCTACCTGAAGACGCGCGGACGCTGGCGCGAGAAGGCGTCGGCGGGCGATGACGAGAACCCGTTGGTCATGCGGATCGAGGGCAGCCTTGACCCCCTCGATCAGGCGATGGAGATCGCGAAGCGGGCAGCACGAGCAAAACAGCCCGATGAGTGATGGGGCCTGCCTTGCTGGCTGAGAGCCACGAGATCGAAGCGACGTTCGCCGCTGCCCGCCAGCGCCGGGCGCAGTTGCCCGCCGTCGAACGATTGGCCTACGACAAACATATGGCGTGGCTGGCGCAGGCGCACGCGCACCAGATCGAGCCGGAGGGGAACTGGCGCACGTGGCTGCTGCTTGCCGGCCGTGGCGCTGGCAAGACCAAATGCGCGGCGGAGTGGGCTTGGTGGGAAGGCTGGCGCGATCCGGGGTCGCGAACGCTGGTCACGGCCCCGACGCTGGGCGACATCCGCGACACCTGCTTCGAGGGCGAGAGCGGCTTGCTGAACTGCATACCGCACCAGTTGATCAAGGATCACAACCGCTCGCTGTCCGAGATTGTGCTGGTCAACGGTTCGCTGATCAAGGGCATTCCCGCGTCAGAGCCTGAGCGCTTTCGCGGCGGCCAGTGGCACCGCGTGTGGGCCGACGAGCTGGCGGCGTGGACGTATGACGAGGACGCTTGGCAGATGATCATGTTCGCCCTGCGCCTCGGCAAGAACCCGCGCATAGTCGCGACCACAACGCCTAAGCCCAAGCAATTGATCCGGCAGTTGGTCGCCAGAGACGGCAAGGATGTGACTGTCACCCGCGCCACCAGTATGGCGAACATGGCCAACCTCGCGCCAACCTTCCGTGACCAGATCATGGCGATGGAAGGCACAGTCATCTATCGTCAAGAGGCGTTGGGAGAATTGGTGGATCCTGAGGAGGCCGGAATTGTTAAGCGATCGCAGTTCCGCCTGTGGCCGCACGACAAGCCGCTGCCCCGCTTCGACCTCGTCGTCATGTCGCTCGACACGGCCTTCACCGAGAAGACCATGGACAAACGGAGCGGCGACCCAGACCCGACGGCGTGCAGCGTCTGGGGCGTGTTCTTCCACGAGAAGCGCAACAACGTGATGTTGTTGGACTGCTGGGAGGAGCACTTGGGGCTCCCGGATCTTATCCGCAAGGTTCGTCGGGAGCTGAACGTTTCATACGGGGACGATGACGACACGGCGCTGATCAAGCCGCTGTTCGGCAGCGGAAAGCCCACCACGTCCGGCCGCAAGCCGGACATCTTGCTGATCGAAGACAAGGGCTCAGGCATCAGCCTGCGCCAGATGCTGGAGCGTGAGGGCATCGAGGCCTACGCCTACAACCCCGGCCGCGCCGACAAGCTCACCCGCCTGCACATCGTCTCGCCGATCTTCGCACGCAAGATGGTCTGGCTGCCCGAGAGCAGCAAACACCCCGGCCGGCCGCGCAACTGGGTCGATCCGCTGCTGCACCAACTGTGCTCGTACACCGGGCCGGGCAGCATCAAGCACGACGACTACGTGGACAGTACTTCGCAGGCGCTCAGGCTGATGATGGACAAACGCCTACTGGATGCTGTACAAGCCAAAAAAGATGAACCTGTTGGGCCTCCGCCCAAGCCGGTTAGCAATCCGTACGCTGTCTAAGGAGCGGGCATGGAAGACGATGACGATCTGCCCGAGACCGAAGTGGTCGATCTGGGCGAGGCCGACGACGAGGACGTGATCGACACGCCCGACGGCGGTGCCATCGTCCGGCTGGATGACGATGACGACATGGAGCCCCGCTCCGATGACTTCCTCGCCAACCTCGCCGAGGAGATGCCCGAGAGCGAGCTGCAGACGCTGGCGCAGTCGTACCTCGACCTGATCGGCAAAGACAAGGAAGCGCGCAAGAAGCGCGACGAGCAGTACGAGGAGGGCCTGCGCCGCACCGGTCTGGGCGACGACGCGCCCGGCGGCGCGCAGTTCAACGGCGCGACCAAGGTCGTCCACCCGATGCTGACCGAGGCGTGCGTGGACTTCGCCGCCCGCGCCATCAAGGAGCTGTTCCCGCCGCAGGGGCCGGTCAAGGACATGATCCCCGGCGAGGTGACGGCCGACAAGGTCAAGAAGGCCAAGCGCAAGACCACCTTCATGAACTGGCAGCTCACCGTCCAGTCCAGCGAGTTCCGCGCCGAGCTGGAGCAGCTCCTGACGCAGGTGCCGCTGGGCGGCGCGCAGTACATGAAGGTGACGTGGAAGGAAGACCGCAACCGGCCTGAGTTCCTGTTCGTCGCGATCGACGACCTGTACCTGCCGTTTGCTGCAACCAACTTCTACACGGCGCAGCGCAAGACGCACGTGCAATATCTTACGGCCGTGGACTACCAGCGCCGCGTCAAGAGCGGCATGTACCGCGACGTGGATCTCGGCCCGGTCAGTATGGAGCCCGACTACAGCGTCGCCGAGAAGGCGAACAACAAGATCGAGGGCCGCGAGGAGACCAGCTACAACGAGGACGGCCTCCGCACCGTCTACGAGGTGTACACCATCGCCGCGATTGAGGGCGACGAGGCGCTGCCGTACATCATCAGCATCGACAAGCCGAGCGGCAAGGTGCTCAGCATCTACCGCAACTGGGACGAGCTGGACGAGGCGCAGGAAGAGCTGCAGTGGTTCGTCGAGTTCCCCTTCGTGCCGTGGCGCGGCGCGTACCCGATCGGCCTGCCGCACATGGTCGGCGGTCTGGCGGCCGCCGCGACGGGCGCACTGCGCGCCCTGCTCGACAGCGCGCACATCAGCAACAGCCAGACCATGCTCAAGCTCAAGGGCGGCAGCAAGGGCGGGCAGAGCCTCGAGATCCAGCCGACGCAGGTGATGGAGATCGAGGGCGGCATGGCGGCGGACGACATCCGCAAGCTGATCATGCCGCTGCCCTACAACCAGCCGTCGCCGGTGCTGTTCTCGCTGCTGGGCTTCTTGGTCGATGCGGGCAAGGGCGTCATCCGCACCAGCATGGAGGACATCGCCGACGGCAACGCCAACGCGCCGGTCGGCACGACGCTCGCCAAGATCGAGCAGGGCATGGTCGTGTTCAGCGCCATCCACGCCCGCCTGCACAACTCGATGCAGAAGCTGCTGTCGATCCTGCACCGCCTCAACGCCATGTACCTCGACGACGAGGAGACGGACGCCGAGCTGGGCGAGGAGCTGGCCACGCGCGCCGACTTCGAAGGCCCGCTCGACGTGGTGCCGGTCAGCGACCCGAACATCTTCAGCGAGGCGCAGCGCTTCGCGCAGGTGCAGGCGGTGGCACAGCGCGCGGCCGCGCTGCCGCAGTTGTACAACCTGCGGAAGGTCGAGGAGCGCATCCTTGACACGCTCAAGATCCCCAACGCCAAGGAGCTGTTGAACCCGGCGGTGGAGCCCAAGGAGCGCAACGCGGTCAACGAGAACGTGGCGGCGACCATGGGCCAGCCGATCGTGGTCTTCCCCGAGCAGGATCACATCGCCCACCTCAAGACGCACTTGGCGTACATGCTCTCGCCCGCGCTGGGCATGAACCCGCTGATCGCGCCGACGTACCTGCCGATGATCCTGAACCACATCCGGGATCACCTCGCGTCGTGGTACGCCTACAGCGTGTTCGAGCTGGGCACCGAGGCGACGGGCGAGGACATCGGCGACGTGCTGAAGGCGATCAAGGATCCCGACGACAAGCGCGCATTCGACGCCATGCTGGCCGAGGCTTCGCAGACGGTGGTGCAGCAGGCCGGCAACGTGTTCGCGTCGCTGCCGCCCGTCATCCAGCAGGCGCAGCAGGTCATGCAGTCTCTCGCGCCGCAGCCGCCCATGGATCCGAACACGCAGGCGGCCATGGAGCAGCTCAAGCTGCAGGCGCAGCAGATCCAGCAGCGCGCCCAGTCCGACGCGCAGCGCATGCAGCTCGATGCAGCGAAGACGCAGCAGCAGGCCCAGACTGATCAGGCCAAGCTGCAGCTCGACGCGGCCAAGACGCAGCAGCAGGCCCAGAACGATCAGGCCAAGCTGCAGATGGAGCAGGCCAAGCTGCAGCTCGACGCGCAGCAGGCGCAGGCACGCCTCGCCTCCGCCCAGCAGATCGAGCAGATCGAGAACCAGCGCAAGCTGTCCGAGATGCAGGTGCGTCAGGCGATGAACACGCAGGACAACCTGACGGCCATGGAGCTGGCCAAGCTCGAAGTCGAGACGGGTGAGCGCTTCGGCGTCAGCACCGGCACCGGCATCAACCCGTAACGAGGAGACTGAAATGAACGACACCAAGGGCAAGCCGGTCGGTAAGGACGGCGTCAAGATGCACAAGCGTCTGGCAATGGGCGAAGCCGTCGAGACCGGTGCCGGCAAGGGCGCGATGGGCGGCAAGAACTCGCCGAAGACGCCTGCATGAGAATTGAGGTTCTGCTGCAGCGTCTGGAGCAATCGCAGGCCGATCTGGCACGCGATGCGCTGGAGCAGCCTCAAGGCCGCGACCTCTTCGAGTACGGAAAGGTTGTCGGCATTTACGCTGGTCTCGAGCTGGCCAAGACCGTGTTGATCGACATGGTCGCGGAGAAAGAGCGAAAAGACCGTAATCTCTAACCACTTGAGCGGAGGAGCACCCGTGCAAGAATATGTTCTGAACAAGGTACAGTTTGCGTATGGCAGCATCGACGAGGCCTTCCCGGCCGTCGATCCGGGCGTGAAGCCCTTTGGCAGCCGCGTGCTGTGCCAGATCCGTCTGGCTAAGAAGAAGACGAAGGGCGGCATCATCCTCACCGGCGACACCAAGGACACCGAAACGTGGAACACGCAGGTGGCCCGCGTCGTGGCCGTCGGTGATCTCGCCTTCAAGAACCGCAACACGCAAGAGCCGTGGCCAGAGGGCTCGTGGGCTACGCCGGGGGACTTCGTCCGCGTCCCCAAATACGGCGGTGACAAGTGGACGGTCAAAATCGACGACGATCAGGAAGTGATCTTCGTTATCCTCAACGATCTGGATCTGATCGGCTTAGTCACGGGCGACCCGCTCGCGATGAAGGCGTTCGTCTGATCCATAAGGCTGAAAGGAGCCGATCATGGCTGATACAGTAGACGAAAAGGACGACGAGATCGTCGTCATCGAGACCGACGGCACCGAACAGGTTGAGCAGCCCGAGGTGCAGGACGACGAGGACGATGATGACGACGACAGTCGCATGGGCACGTCCGAGGACGACTCCGAGGACGAGATCGTCGACAAGACGAAGAAGAACCGCGATAGCCGCGTCAAGCGGCGCCAACTGCAGAAGGTGGCCAAGGAGCGCTCGCAGCAGGAGCTGGCCTATCTGCGCGAGCAGAACGCCGAACTCATGCGCCGCATGGCTGCGGTCGAGGGCAACACGCTGACGCAGAACGCGGCCGGCGTGCAGCAGCAACTGCAGCAGGCACTGGCGGAGGCCCGGCAGGCCGAGCAGATCATGGCCCGCGCGATCGAGGCCGGCAACGGTGAGGACGCCGCGACCGCGCTCCGCATCCGCGACGAGGCCAAGGAGCGCGCCGCGCAGCTTTCCGCGTACAAGGATCGCTTCGAGGCCGCCGCCAAGGAGGCGACCACGCCGCGCGCCGACCCGCGCGTGACGAACTACGCGCAGCAGTGGCTGTCAGCCAACTCGTGGTACGACCCGCAGGGCCGCGACGAGGACAGCGCCATCACCAAGGCGATCGACAACGCTCTGGCGCGCGAGGGTTGGAACCCCGCGAGCGAGGAGTATTGGCACGAGCTGACGCGCCGCGTGGCCAACCGCATCGGTGATGGGGACGAGGCACCTGCGCGCACCGCCAAACGCAAGGCTCCGCCGACCGGCAGCGGCCGCGAATACGCACCGCCGAGCACCAAGAACGAAGTAGTAGTGACACCCGAGCGCAAACAGGCTATGTTAGACGCTGGTGTTTGGGACGACCCTGTCGCTCGCAAGCGCTACCTGAAGGCGTATCAGGACTACGACCGCAACACAGCTCGCTGAAAAGGAGAGAGCTAAATGTCTGAAGAACGTATGGATGATCGCCTGAAGAAGGAACTGGGTGTTAGTCGGCAACCCCGAGAGACGCAGGATCGGCGCACGACGCAGAACCGCGAAATCTCGGAAGATGACCGGCTCGCGATGTTCCGAATGCAGTTGTACAACGATGCTCTACCCAACATTCCAGATATCCCCGGATATCATGTGTGCTGGCTGACGACGACGAACAATGGCGACACGATCCAACACCGCCTGCGTCTGGGCTACGAACTCATCCGTGCCGAGGACGTTCCGGGGATGGAACTGGTCACCATGAAGACCGGCGAATATGTCGGCTGCGTCGCCGTCAAGGAAATGATCGCGGCTAAGCTGCCCTTGTCCCTGTATTACAGGTACATGCAGGAAGCTCACCACGACGCACCCATGCGGGAGGAGAACAAGCTCGAGGAAACCGCGCAGATGATGCGCGAGCAAGCCGAGCGTTCTGGCGGTCGTCTCGTCGTGGACGAGGACGACATGCGGGGAGGGTATGGTTCAAACCCGGCAAAGGGCCTTTTCGCCTGATGCCAACCGAAACCCTTTTGTAAGGAAACAGGCTCATGTCTGCCACGGTTAACGCACCGTTCGGTCTGCGCCCGTCGTACTCGCCCAGTGGTGTGATCCGTCCCACCGCCTTCACGATTGCGTCGGGTTATGCCCAGAACCTCTTCCAGAACCAGCCCGTACGTATCGCCCCCACCACCACCGGTGGCGAAACTGAAGGCAACCTTGTCGCCGCCGCTGTTGGTGCCGCCTTCATCGGCGTCTTTCAGGGCGTCGAGTTCACCGATGGCGAAGGTCGCCGCCGCGTGTCCAACCGCTGGTTGGCCTCGACGGTTGCCACCGAGATCACGGCGTACGCCACGCTTGACCCGACCATCTTCTACGAAATCCAGAGCAACGCCGCTCTGACCGTGGCAGATATCGGCAAGCAGTACGACCTGTCTGCCATCTCGGGCAACACCACTACCGGCCTGAGCACTCAGGCTCTGGACGTTGCCTCCGCCGCCGCCAATGCTTCTGTCCGTCTCGTCGGCATCACGCCCGGCCCGGACAACGCCTTCGGCGACACCTATGTCATCGCGCAGGTTCAGATCAGCGAACATCAGTTCGTTGCTGACAAAGCTGCCATCTAATTAGGAGGGCTTGAACAATGGCTACGCCTATGCGTTCAACCGACTTTCGTTCAATCGTCGAACCGATCCTGAACGAAGAGTTCAATGGCATCTATGACCAGCGCGCGGACGAGTGGTCACAGGTCTTCAAGGAGTTCAAGGGCATCCCCCGGAACTACCATGAAGAGCCTGTCCTGTACGGCTTCGGGGCTGCCCCGGAACTGCCGGACGGCATGCCGGTCACCTACCAGTCGGGCGGCGTGCTGTTCATCCAGCGCTACGTCTATCGCGTCTACGGTCTGGCCTTCGCCCTGACCAAGGTGCTGGTGGAAGACGGCGACCACATCCGTATCGGTCAGACCTATGCGCGTCACCTCGCGCAGTCGCTGATCGAGACGAAGGAAACGCTGGGTGCCAACGTCCTGAACCGCGCCTTCAACGGCTCGTATCCGGGCGGCGACGGCGTGTCGCTGGTGGCCAACAACCACCCGACCGCCAATGGCACGTTCAGCAACCAGCTCAACGTGGCTGCGGCTCTGTCGCAGACCTCGCTGGAGCAGTTGCTGATCCAAATCCGCAACGCTGTTGACAACAACGGCAAGCGTATCCGCCTGACGCCGAAGAAGATCGTCACTGGGCCGTCCAACGTGTTCCAAGCCGAAGTGCTGCTGAAGAGCGTACTGCGTGCCGGCACTGCGGATAATGATATTAACCCAGTGAAATCTTTGGGTCTTTTGACCGAAGGTCAGGCCAACCTGTCGCGTATCACCTCCAACACGGCCTTCTGGGTCGAGACCGACGCGCCGGAAGGCCTCAAGCTCGCGATGCGTCGCGGCCTTGAGAAGTCGATGGAAGGTGACTTCGAAACCGACAGCATGCGCTACAAGGCCACCGAGCGTTATGCGTTCGGGTGGACGGACCCCCGTGGCGTTTTTGGAACTCCGGGTATCTGATAAGCACTTAAAAAGCAACGCTTTTTAGGCACTTGCAAAACGTCTCCTCCGGTATTAGGCCACAAACCTAACTACCGGAGGAGATTTTTTTTTATGCCTTGCCAGATTGACGGCTGCACCCGCCCGCACAAGGCGCGCGGTCTTTGCCAGACGCACTATGCCCAGCGCCTGCGGGGCTCAGACTTTTCACCCATCCGCAGCCGCGTCCGCGAAAAGCCGGTCGAATGTACGGAGGAAGACTGCGCCGAACCCGTGAAGTCCAAGGGGTTGTGCAAGATGCACTACCAGCGGTTTTTGCGACACGGTCACACCATGTATCGCAACCGCAAGAAGCCCGCGAAACAGTGCGGGATCGACGGCTGTGACAGCGTTCTGTACGCCAAAGACCTGTGCCACGCCCACTACATCAAGCAGCGCAAGTGGCAGGCGGCTGGCGTTGACGCCACCCGGTATCAGGAGATGCTGCGCGAGCAGGGCGGCGTCTGCGCCATCTGCGCCCAGCCTGAGCGCGCACCAGACAAGGCGTCAGGCAAGACGAAGGATCTCGCCATCGACCACGACCACGTCACAGGCGCGATCCGCGCCCTGCTTTGCTCGAACTGCAATCGTGGTCTGGGCCTCTTTAACGATGACGAGGGGCTACTAGCCAAGGCACAAACGTATGTGCTATATCATAGACAATCTGGGCAAACCCCAGCTTGTCAGACCGGCCCAGCGGACGATGCACAGACTGACAGGCGACTTGTGCATAAGGACTGATCATGGCTTCGACCACATTCTCCGGGCCGGTCACCTCGACCAACGGCTTCATCGGCAATTTCACCGGCAACATCACCGGCGACGTCACCGGCGACGTTACTGGCGACCTGACCGGCCGCGTATTTGGCACTGTCGGCACCCGCTCGGGCGCTGGCGCGGTGCCGATCACCTCGGGCACCGTCCGCCTGACCACCACCGCCGCCGACGCCCTGACGCTGGCCAACGGCGCGAACGGCCAGCTCCTGACCATCGTGATGGTCGTTGACGGTGGCGACGGCACCCTGACGCCGACCACGAAGACCGGCTACACCACGATCACCTTTGGTGATGTGGGCGACAGCGTGACGCTCCAGTATTTCACCACGCTGGGCTGGATGATCGTCAGCAACTACGGCGCAACAATCGCGTAATTGGCACGAGAGCAGGCCGGGCGAATGGAAGTGCGCTCGGCCTGCTCTCTAGCATAGAAGGACACGCCCATGCGCCAGATCGTTCTGACCCAGACGGGAGCCGGCAACGGCACGACCGCGCCCCTCGACATCCACGGCCGGCCGGACATTTCACTGCAGGTCGTCGTCACCGGCACCGTGAACTGGACGGTGCAGCAGACCCTCGACAACCCGCAGACCGTCACCTCTCCGACGTGGTTTAGCCACCCGGACGCCAACATGGTCTCCCAGACCGTGAACCGGCAGGGCAACTACGCCTACGTGCCGGCGGCTGTCCGCGTTGTCGTCAACAGCGGCGCAGGCAGCGCCACGCTGACCATCATCCAGTCCGGCGACAACAGGGCGTAAGGGTGAGCACCGGCCTCTACAGCGGCGTCTCCGGCCTCGCGCTCGGCACCGGCCTGTACAAGGGCGCGCAGGGGCTGTGGGGCGGATCGAGTGGCCTGATCGATCAGTTCGGCGCGTCGCTGTCGCTGAACTTCCTAGCCGGCGCGCCGCTGGACAGCCGCATCACGTTCAGCCGCACGACGAACGCCACGCTGGTCGATAGCACCGGGCGGGTGACCTACGCGCCGAACAATCTGGTGCTGCGGTCGGAAGAGTTCGATAACGCGGCGTGGACGAAGACGCGCTCCAGCATCACGGCTAACGCTACAACCTCGCCCGATGGTACAGCGAACGCGGATAGATTTGTCATAGACACTACGGCGGCAACCAACCATGCAGTTGGTCAGTCTGCTTCAGTAACCAGCGGGACAACTTACGCGCTCACCGTGTTTGCTAAAGCCGATCAGTTTAGCCAAATCAATTTGCGATTTTCGGCTCAATTTCCAGCCGGAAACGTTTATTACGACCTAAATAACGGAACTATTTCTTCCGCAGGGTCTGTTGTTTCGGCTTCTATGACCTCGTTTGGCAACGGCTGGTGGCGGTGCGTACTTGTGATGACTGCCAACGCAACCGGCGCGGCGGCAGGCCAAATCTTTCTTGCTCAAGGCAATTCGATCACCATAGCGACGGCTGACGGCACCAGCGGCCTGTTCATCTGGGGCGCGCAACTTGAAGCCGTCACCTACCAGACGCTGCCCTCGACGTATGTGCAGACGGTCGCCTCGGCCTACTACGGCCCGCGCTTTGACTACGATCCCGTCACGCTGGCTCCGCGCGGCCTGCTGATTGAGGAGCAGCGGGTGAACTTGGCTCTGTATTCGGCGGAATTTGATAACGCGGGTTGGGCTAAAGATAATGCCACGATAACAGCCAATGCCGCCGTGGCACCTGACGGCACGACCACCGCAGATAAAGCTATACCAAGCAATGGTGTAGATTTGACGTCTATTGCTAATGGTACAGTTCGACAAGCTGTGACTTATTCTGCTGGGGCAACTTTAACATTCAGTGTATTTGCAAAAGAAGCAGAGTTTGACCGTATTGAGTTGTATTTCTCAGAAGCAACTGGAACGGCTAACCGCGCAACTGTTACGTATTCATTGGTTGATGGTTCTGTTGTTACGGCTGCGGCTGTTGCAGGTACGTTTACAAGCGTATCCTCGACATCAACTTCTTTTGGCAATGGCTGGTATAGATTTACGCTGACATTTACCACTGGAAGTGGCACAACGGCACGAGCAAGGTTTGCCGTCAGGGACTCAGGAACCACAATAGGAGATGGAACGTCTGGCATCCTGATCTGGGGCGCGCAACTCGAAGTCGGCGCGTTTGCCACCAGCTACATCCCCACCGTGGCCTCCACGGTCACACGCGCGGCTGACAACGCAACGATAACAGGAACGAACTTCTCGTCTTGGTACAACGCCAGCGAGGGGACGATTGTCGCAAGCGCCGACAGCGTTCGTCCAGCGGCAACATCTCCGGCCACCCGTGTTTTTCAGTTTGATGATGGCATAAGCGCCAACAACAGCATCCGCAGCGGAAGTACAGCCACTCTTCAGGTGGTTGATGCTGGTGTTTCTGTAGTCAATCTTATCCCGTCGCCTGTGATACCTTTCGACGGCACGGTGTTTAAGTTTGCATCAGCCTATAAGGCAAATGACTTTGCCAGTGTCACAACGGGCGCTGTTGCAACGGATACGAGCGGAACAGTTCCCACGGTAACGCAACTGGGACTTGGAAGTGGAGCTAATGCTGGCATCCTCAACGGCCACATTCGCACCTTCACCTTCTACGCCACCCGCCTCACCAACGCGCAGCTACAGGCGGTTGCGGCCTGACGTTGCACACAGATACTGTATAGTGTAGATTACACAGTAACCGTACCGGCGAGGCTCACCGGGAACTCCATAGGGGTTATACATGGACGAGAATGTCCCAACTGAAGCGGATGCCTCCGCGCCGGAACTGGAAGCCACGGCAGCAATCCAGCCCGCAGAAAACACGACGCCGGAAACGCCTGTCGAACAGGAAGCATCCAAAACTTTCTCCCAGGAGGAACTGGACGCAATCGTCGGCAAGCGGCTTGCAAGGGAACAGCGTAAGTGGGAGCGTGAGCAAGCCCAGCGACTGGAAATGGCTCAAGCGCAGAAAGCAGCAGCATC